CAAGTAGATCAAGTGCAATCTCTTTGATGACTGTAGATTTACCGCTACCAGTACCTGAAGTAAACAAAGTAATTTCACCTTGCCGAATACCCTTTAGCTTTTCATTAAGGCCGTCTAAGCATTCAGGATATGGGATACTTTCAACAGCTTGACGTGCTTTAAACTGATCCCAAATAGGTTCGCCCATAACAATACCGGCGGGTGACCAGGTTTGAGCATTCCAGATAGCATCAATCAAAGATTGACTACCATGTTTTAGTAGCTGTTCATTTGGATCTTTCTCTAATAGGCGTCCAACTTTACAACGCCCCGCGCCAATAATCTTTGCGGCGTGTTCAACTGCTCTCTGTCCTGGCTCATCGGTATCGAATAGTAGCACGATAGTTTCAAACTGCCGGAGCCATTCGAGTTGTTCCAGTAGTGCCTTTGTGCCAGACGCTGAGGGAATTGATACGACTGGATAGAACCTTTGATAGCGGTCATAGTATGCCTGCGCAATTGATAGCGCATCAATCTCTCCTTCGGTGACGACAAGCATCTTGCCACCTGAAGAGTTGGCTTGGCCAAATAATTCATGACCTTTAGTGTCTCCATGAATGAAGAAACTTTTGGGTAGTTGTCGTTCTTTGTATCCAACGATTGCTCCGTTCTTAGTCAATGGATAGAAGTGGCTGCCACCCGAACCGTCGGGGTTAACAGACATCTTCACTCCAAAGTGATCTACAATTTGCTTACTAATCCCACGACTAGTCATAGCAAAACTATTTAGGTCTGCAATCTCAGAGACCTGGATTCTTGTATTGTTTGAAGTGATTGGTTCGAAGTCAGTCATTTCAGTAGTTACTTTCTTTGTTGAATAGTTACAGGAAAAACAGTAGCCACCATCATCATATATTGTAAAGGCATCTGATGAATCGCAGTTCGGGCATTCTGTTTGTTTATAGCGTGTCACTTCCAGAGTTCCTCTTCTTTCGCTTTACGGATTTGTCTACGTCTCGAAGAGCTTTGCTGCTTCTTCTGCATGCGAAGCGCCTTCTTTGATTTGTTCATCGTGTACTCTTCTAATTCTGACGTATAGAAATTCTCTTCCTTTGGGGACAATTGTTTTGTGTAGTTCTGCATGATATACCTTATTATCATTAAACTCTTTGAAGATACCTTGGTACGTATCGAAGAGTGGTTTAAGTACATTATCTAAGTCAGCTCCTCTATTTGAGAAGCCAGCTACAATAAAGAATGTCACTTGGTCATCGCCAAATGGCCATTCCATATCAAGAATCTCATCACGTAATTCGTTCTGATAATCAATGTATTGCCTCTGCTTTATCGACTTGTTCCGGTATGTCATGTTGTTTGCTGACAGGGGCTTGACCCTGAAGGTGTGTTCTAATGTCGTCATATTCCTTCCATGAGGTTAGCATCCTTAGTAGTTTATAAGACACCTCTAATTGTTTAAGACTACCGCCATGGCCACGCCAAGCAGCACGAATCCTATTCCAACGACGTGGTTCAGGAACACCGGCTAATATCTTCTCAGCTTTCTTTGGTCCAATACCTTTAAGGCCTGGTATACCATCAGTAGAATCCCCAGTAAGACATTGAATCATAAGGTTATAATGCGCTTTGTCATCATCAATAAATTCCCATACGTCTTTCCCATAGTTATAATGGTTGCCTGGGATTTGTTTTAAGTCTTTATCGATACCACAAATTACATATTGATCGTCGTTTTCCCGTGCTTCATAAGCCCAGATAGCAACAAGATCATCAGCTTCCATACCATTAGCAGGGATTGCACCTTGATCTAATGAATACTTATGTAAGAAATTTAGCTTGTCTTTAATCTCTTGGTCTAGCGTAGGACGATTAGCTTTATATTCAGGGTAAAGATCTTTTCGGAAATTACCCGAGCCTTTAATAGCGTAGTAAATATTAAAACTTTCTTCTTCATCAAATGGATTAGCAAGTTTTTGTTTAACAGTTTGTTCCATGCTTCTACAAAAGGAATCATAATTCTGTCGTAAATCCGATTCGCTAGTTGCTTTATAAGCTATCTTGAAAAAGATTGAGTCAGCATCAACTAACATGTTTATGTTTTTACTGGAATCCATTGGACCTCCATTCCTACTTCTGTTCCGAGGATTGTCGGATACATTGGGTTTTTATCTGTGTATTCATTGTAATAGTTTTTGATACTCCTTATCATATGACCTTTGCCTGTATGATAACAAGATACCATATGCTTCCACTCAGATAGACTATAGTTATCTGGTTTGGGGTGTAGCGTATGGTTGTAACCATCTATAAAATTATTCTGTAGCATTAGCTTTCTTTCTTGGTAGGTTAATACTATGTACTTCCCAAATCCCTGGTTGATTACGAGCAACCTCACAAGCCTCAGCAAAAGTGTCGTACTCTTGCTGAAGTTCTTGTTTAGAAATTGGAGAATACAAATGATACTTAGTGAACGTCTGCGTAGTTTTTACCAATTGATCCTTCACCATCCATGATTTGTACACCAACACGCTTTGGTCCTTCAGCAAAAGACTCTGTTAAGATCTCGAGTACACGAGCAGAATCTTTTTCAGCAACAGACCATGCAACTTCATCATGATAATACAAACGAGGTTGAGCATCTAACCCTTCTTCTCTGATCTTTTCAATTTGATATGCAACAGCAGACTTAGTAGTGATTGCTTCGCAAGATTGAAGTAAGTAGTTCAGAGTTTGGTAAGGCTGTGGTGTATAGACTTTACGACCATCAAGACCTGGGATATAACCTTCAGGTCCGGTATATGATGTTTGTTTCCAGATATCTTCAATGCGATCCTTTAAGATCTTCAAACCTGGAATAGCATCACCATACTTTTCGATAGATTCATTACCTGCTTTAACAATCTTCTTGCCTGTTAGTACTTGGCCTAGCTTAGTAGGTCCAGCACCAAACAAGAAAGCATAGATCCAAGTCTTAGCTGTACGTCTATCAGTACCGATAATGTCGGCATTGTATTGATGGATATCTCCAGATAAGATTTGATTAGTTAGGTCTGGAGAATTTACGTAGTGAGCAAGGCTACGAAATTGATTGCCACTAGAGTCAGCGCCAACAATATTACGACCAGGTTCTGCCACGAGTAGCTCTCGTAATTCTTTTCCCCATGGTGCAGTGACTGCTGGGAGGTTGGCAATAACTTCGTGTCGGCATCGGAAGGTTGGAGTTCCGACAACCCATAATCTGCCATGCAATCTTCCGTCTTTAAGTTGGTCAAGCCATCCTTCGAGGACGCCCTTCCTTGATCTGAGTGTTGTCCATTCATCAATCATCTTTCCATGTTCACCGCATTTAGCAAGTGAAGTAGAGGTTAGCTTAGGTGATTTCTTTTCCCAGCCATGAGTACCACGTTCCATCTTCCAGTCATCTGGTTCCCAGCCAATAGAGTAAAGATACTCTTTGACTTGATCCATATTACCAAGAGTTGCTTTAACAATTGTCTTACGCTGGAACTCACGACCTGCTGCAAGAACATGGGTGTCAGTTGGTTTTACTTCACGTCCTACATACTCGCTAAGCATACGAGCAGTTGTTGCAGTGTACTCGCCTTTCTTAGTGAACTTTGGTGTCTTAGGAACCTTATCAATGTACCTTGTAATCGGTGGGAGATGTGGTTCAACAGCTGATTCAATAGATTTCATGCGACCAAGTAATTGTTTCAATGTTTCTTTTGCTTTAGCCTCATCAAACTGCCAACCATAAAGACGACAGTAAGCATCAAACTTAGCAGCTTCCATTTCAGCGCTAAGGCCAGGACGAATTAAAGGTTGTCTTGCAGCTAACTCAGTAAGCTCTTCCATAAGTTTCTTAAAGATAACGGTGTTCAGTTGTACATCACGAACACAGTAAGTCATCATTTCATCTGTAAAACCTGACCAATCGTCATAGGTAAACTTTGGATATCCAAGATGCTCACCCCAACCAGCAAGACCATGCTTATGTGGTCGGCGATAGTTTAGAACTTGAGATGCAATCCATGTATCAAAGAACTTGTTTGGGTATAGGTCAAGGCCGTAGATCTTAAGGATCTGTAGTGCATCAAACCCAATACCGTTATGAGCAACAAGTAATTCTGCATTCTTTAGCATGGCCAAACCATCTTTGATTTCGCCATTGTATTTAGTTGAGTGGTCAGTATACTTCATAATTCTACCAGTGTCAATGTCTTCCATGACTAAGCACCAGATTTTAGTAGCATCTAAACCGTCGGTTTCAATATCAAATGTCAGCCTCATTGGCTTCCTTTCTGTTTTCGCAAGGTGGGCAGATGTTCATTGTTCCATCAACACCCATTCGGTAATACTCTTTCTTACACTTTGGACATTTAAAACTTTCAAATGGCTTGTCTGTAAGGTGATCTTTTTTATTCCTGTAATAGTCTTTTGACATCTACATAGTATCCGTTGTATTTAGAAGTGCGTAATGCATTAACAAGATCCCAGTATGGGATGGCTCCTAATACATTGACAGCAACGACGTCGCCATCTTCAAGGAGACGTTCAGGTCTTTTAACCCATTCACAAAACATAAAGTGTTCTGTGATATCTCGTTGACGCAGTAAGTAGATTAGCTTTTGGCATGAAAGGTTATACCATTTCTTGACAAACTTAACATCTACATTGCCATAGATGGGGCAGACACCATCAATTTCCCAGCGATCATCATCATCCCAACTACCTTGAGAGATCATCCACCATTCGAATACTTCGCATTCAATGTCTAATCTGAGTTGTTCTTCTGATCGGCCTCGGGCATTGTAAATCTTTGCCCGCTCTTCGCGTTGATCGATGAAGGCTTGAGTAATTTTAATGTCTACGATTTTATTATCGGTCAATGTCTATTCCTTTTCTGGAAAGATTCGTGTGAGGAAACCTGTAGTGTGCGTATGGTCCGGTCCAACCCATCCCTCAGGTTTAATAAGGTCAGGAAGACCCAAAGGATTGGGACGCGAAGGCTTGATACCAGGTTCTTTTGCCATGTTGGCATCCATGACTTCGGCCCAAGCACTATCGGCGTCACAGCCGAATGCATCCAGTGTACCAATGGCGATAACACATATGTCAATAAGACCATCAACAATTTCTTTAGCATCGCCTTCTTCAAATGCTTTTTCTGTTTCATTTAATTCTTCTTTCAGAAAGTTAATACGAAACTCTAAAAACTTTTTCATCGCTTCGTTATCATCTTTAATAAGTTGCTTATCAATCCATTCGTTGACACCAAACTTTGCGTGCATGTCTTGAATATGATAGTGCCACGGAACATCTTGTCGTGTGTTATACATCATTAATCCTTTACATTATATTTGATTGCGTCTTCGTATTTATACTCAGTAAGCTCTAAGTCATCTGGTTTAAATGAATATACATCTGATTGTTTCTTAAGCTGATATTTAGGTGGAGCCCACGGTAATCTGCGAAGCTGTTTAGTTGCATCATTGATATGCTCTTGATAAATGTGAGCGTCTCCTACAATAAATTTAACATTCCCAGGAGTATAGCCAGCCACATCAGCAAAACATAAAAGCATAACTGAAGCAAGAACCACATCGCTGGGAACACCCACCATCCAGTCTCCGGATCTTTGGATCCATAACAAATCCAATGAGTTACCGTTAGCATAAAACTGGTAATTGTGGTGACAACAGGGAAGACTAAGATCATTGAGTTTATCAGGACGCCACCCACTAATAACCATACGGCGATCAGCTGGATTGTTCCGCAGACTATCAATGACATGCGCCATTTGGTCGACACCATTGAAGTCAATCCACGCATTACCGTAGTCAACATTGATTGTACCATCTTCGTTAGCCCATTGATTCCAATAGTTACAGCCCCATTCTTCAAAGTCCTTAATATGTTTAGGACCTCTAATCATAGCGGCATACTCACCGAGTACGCCTTTATAAAACATTTTACGTGTTGTTAGCAATGGAAAGAAGCCATCAGCTAGATTAAAGTCTAAGGTTTGAAATGGCAAGGATCGAGTCACTGCATTACGAGTTTCTCGGTCTAAGCCATTGTTTATAATTGTTTTAGCAATACGTATGTACTGTGCTTCAAGAGCCCATGCCATATTATTTCCTTTCTATTAGTCAACAAGCCGTAAGATTTTTTCGCTGTACACATGTAAAACGCCGCGGTCATCTTCTACTACTAAGCGAATAACAC